CAGCCGCAAGTCCGTGGTCGTGACCGCGACCGAAGAAGTGGTCAACAAGGCGGGCCGGAAGTCGGAATTGGCCTACCAGATGGCCAAGAAGTCGGCCGAGTTGAAGCGTGACATGGAGTCGGCGGCGATCGGCGCCAATCAGGCCGGGGCCGCCGCGGGCTCAGACACCGTGGCGCGCACCACAGCTGGGATGCTGGCGTGGCTCAAGACGAACGTCGTGTTCGCGACGGGCGGCGGCGGCTCGCCGGCCAACCCGGTCTACACCAACCTGCCCGCCAACCTGCGGGTGGACGCGACGACCGGACTGGTAGCGTTCACGGAATCCATCCTCAAGAGCGTGCTGCAAGAGGTGTGGGCGACCGGCGGGAACCCCAAGACCATCATGGTCGATGGGACGCAGAAGCAGACGGTCTCGACGTTCTCGGGGATCGCGACCAAGACGTACATGCAGACCGAGAAAGTGGTGAGCGCCATTATCGGCGCCGCCGATGTGTACGTCGGCGATTTTGGCACGCTGGCCGTGGTGCCGAACCGCTTCCAGCGGCACCGGGACGCGTGGTTCCTCGATTTCGAGTATTTGCAGCTCGCGTATCTCCGGAAGTTCCAGCAGATCCCGTTGGCCAAGACCGGCGACGCGGAGAAGCGCATGCTGCTGGCCGAGTGGGCCTTGAAGGTGCTGCACGAAGGCGCCCAAGGACTGGCGGCCGATCTGACGTAAGCAAGAGCGGGGCGCGCCACCCCGTGAGGTCCCAGACAGGCCCCGCGTTGATGCGGGACCAAGGACCATGGCGCGATCGCGGAGCAAGCACAGTGGCCGTGCGTCGGTTTGCCAAGCCGAAGGCCGCGGGTTCGATCCCCGCGCTCCGCTCTTCCCTTTTCCCCGCCTATGACGCAAACCCGCTTCTTCGAGCGCGATGACTTTCTGGGGACCACCAAGTGGTTCCACTACGACGATGTGCGGGACGACGGCACCTTCACGATCGAGACCGTGCAGGACGTCGAGCCCATCATCGAGTCGAACAAGTACGAGGCCAATAACAGCGAGCGGAAGCTGGGCCGGGAGTGGACCCGCGTGGCGTCGATCCCGCCCATGATCTGGATGCAGCTCGTGGAATCCGGGGTAGCGAACGACGAGAAAGCCCTGCGGAAATGGCTCGATGACCGCGACAACCGGGCGTTCCGCACGAACGGCGAGAAGCTGTCGAGGACCACGACGTAGATGGCGTTCACCACGTACACGACCTTACAGGCGGCGATCGCCAACTGGCTGGCCCGCACGGATCTCACGGCCACGATCCCGGATTTCATTACGTTGGCCGAGACCGACATCAAACGGCTTATCCGGCGGACGACGCTCAACACCACGATCATCGTGGCCACCGAGTTCACGGCGCTCCCGGCCGATTGCGCCGAATTGCGCTCCGTGCGGTTGAGTACGGGCCTCCCCGAGTGGGACACGTCGCTCATTATCGGCACCGTGGACCAGTTGGCAGACGAGCGCGCGCGCTGGGCGAATACCAATACCCGCCCGTTGCGCGGCGCGGTCTATAACAACACGCTGGAAGTGGCCCCGGCGCCCGACCAGGCCTACACCGGGATCATCACCTACTACCAAGCCTTGATCCCGCTCGCGACCGCGCCCGGCGGTGTCAACCCGACGCTCACGGAATACCCCGACCTCTACCTCTACGGCGCCTTGAGCCATGCGTCGCCGTACTTGGAAGACGACGCCCGGCTGCCGGTCTGGCAGGGGAAGTTCCAGGAAGCGATCGACAAGATCAACATCGTCGTGGACCGCGAGGAGTTCGGCGCGGGCCTCAAACAATCCCGTATCCCGGTGAAGTTCTAGCCTATGTCCACGACACCGACCGCGAATTACGGCTGGGGCAAGCCCAACAACGGCGCGGACAACAACAACTGGGGCATCGACGCGAACGCGCTCTACGACGCCGTAGATGCCCAGATGTTCAGTGTGTCTACGGTGGCCAGCGCCGCGCTCCCGGCCTCGGGCGGCCCGCTCACGGGCCGCGTGGACGCCAAGAACGGCACCGTGGCGCTCACGGTCTACACGGGCGTCACCGGCACCCAGGCGTTTGATCTCTCGACCGCCAACGTCTTTAGCGCCACGGTCACCGGCACAGTCACGTTCACGCTCACCAATGTGCCGGCCACGGCGAACGCGGCCATCCCGCTCGTGATCCGGGTCACGAACGGCGGGAGCCATGTGACCTGGTTCGCCGGGATCAAGTGGGCGAACGGCGCCGGGGCGCCCGCGCTCACGGCCAGCGGCACGGACATGCTCGTACTGATGTCGTTCGATCAGGGCACGACCTGGGACCAGATGGGGTTCCAGCAGAACGTGAGCTAGGCCGCGTGTTGCTGACCGCCGCGGTCCTGGCCGCGCGCTCGCCGCAGTTCAGTACTCCCGCCCCGGCTGTCACGGCGCTCTCCGGGGCGCTCACCGGGACCGCACACTGCACGTCAGGCGGCGGCGGGTTCGGGGGGTCGGTGCAAGTCGGGGCCATGTCCATCACGGTCATGTACTCGATCACGAACCCCACGGCCACCGGCTACGTCGCGGCCCTGTCGCTCAATGGGACGTTCCAGCGGAACGTGCTGCTCTCCAGTTCGAGTACGAGCTTGAGCATCACCGGCTGCCCCGGCGCGTTCACCACGCCCTTTACGCAGGCGGGTGGCTTGGCGCTCGCGATCGTGCGGTCAGACGGCGTGACCGTGAGCACCATGAGCACCGTGGCCTCAGGCTGCCCGGTGACCTTAGGGTTCTGCCCGTAATGCGGCGCTAGCATGGAATCCAAGCTCATCAAGCTCAGTATCCCACCCGGCATGTACAAGAACGGAACACGCTATGAAGGCGCCGGCCGGTGGTACGACGGGCGGCTGGTGCGGTTCTTCGAGGGCACGATCCGGCCCGTGGGCGGCTGGGTGCCACAGGTGGACGAGAACGGGAACGCGCTCGCGAGCCTGACCGGCACGGCCCGCGCGGGCCTCGCGTGGCGCTACGCGGACGGCTCGTCCTTGCAGGGCATTGGCACGATCTCGCTCTCGGCCAGCAAGTTGTATGTGATCTCGGGGGGCGCGCTCTTCGATGTCACGCCCGCGGGGCTCACGGCGGGCAAGGTGGACGCCGGGGGCTCGGTGCCGGGCGCGTACGGCGCGGGCGCCTATGGCCAAGGGCTCTACGGCACGGGCGCCAGCCTCTCGCAGCCCGTGGACCCGGATACCTGGACGCTGGACGTGTTCGGGTCGTACTTGGTGGGCGTCTGTACCGCGACCAACCTGCTCTACGTCTGGCAGGGGAATACCGGCACGATCGCGGCGGTGCCCGCGTGGGGTCCCGCGTTCACGGGCTCCTTGGTGACGGCGGGGGCGATCGTCGCGGGCCAGCCGGCGATTCAGCTCACCGCCAGCACGATCACCGGGATCATCCTCGCCGGGCAGACATTCGTGATCTCTGGCGTCACCTACACCGCGCAACTGAACACTGGGCCGCTCGTGGCCCCGGCGTTCACCGGCTCCTTAGTCACGAGCGGCAGCACGAGCGGCGGGGCCACGAGCATTATCCTGACCGCGTCCACGCTCGCGGGCACGGTGGCGCAGTACCAGACGTTTACGGTGAGCGGCACCACCTACACCGCACAGGCGGCGGCCACGGCGGTGAGCAACAGCGTGACGGTGAGCATCCTGCCTGCGGTAGGCACCACGATCGCCAACGGCACGGCGGTGGCCTTTGTGCCCACGCTTTCGGTGCTGGTGCAGCCGGAGCCCGCTGCCAGCGTGGCGAGCGGCACGAGCGTGACCGGCACGAGCGCACAGGCCCCGGGCTGCACGGCGGCCGTGGTCACGCCCGAGCACTTTCTGGTCGCGCTGGGCGCCTTTGATTCCACGCTCGGCACGCTCAATAGCAAACTCGTGGCGTGGGCCTCACAGGCCACGACGAGCGTCTGGGGACCTTTAGCGATCAATACCGCGGGCTCCTTCCCGCTGACCACGCTCGGCCGGATCATGTCGGGCGCGCGGACCAAGGTCGAGACCTTGATCTTCACGGATGCCGACGTGTGGCGCATGACGTTCATTGGCGGCACGCTCGTCTACGCGTTCAGCCAAGCTGGGGACCAGTGCGGGATCATCGCCCCGAACGCGCATGCGGTGGTCGATTCGGCGGTCTACTGGATGGGCCGGAAAGGGTTCTACATGTACAACGGCTACGTCCAGCCCGTGCCGTGCGACGTGCAGGACTTTATTTTCGGCAACTTGAATGATCTCCAGCGGGCCAAGATCTGGGCGCTCCCGGTGCCCGGGTACGGCGAGGTCTGGTGGTGGTACCCGAGCAATGCCAGCACCGAGATCGACTCGTATGTGATCTACAACTACCGCGAGAACCACTGGAGTACGGGCACCTTCCCGGAGGCGTATGTGGGGAGGACAGCGGGCGCCCCAGCGGGCCCGATCCAGTACCCGATGATGATCGATACGCTGGGCACGATCTGGCAGCATGAGTGCGGGAGCCTGCGGTCGCTGGACGCGTCGGCGCTCAGCACGATCCTCGCCCAGTTCCTGGAGCTCGGGCCGGTCGAAGTCGGCTACCCCGTGGCGCCCTATGGCGCAGCGGGTGACAACGTGGTGACGATCCTCCGGATTGTGCCAGACGAGCAGACGCTGGGCGATATGGTGATGCAGGCGGCCGTGAGCCTCTTTCCCACCGACCCGTACACCTACGGGCCGGGGCTCACAATTGCGCAGCCCACCGACGTGCGGATGAAGGGGCGCCTCATCCGGCTCAAGTTCACCGCGACGGGCGCACAGGGCGCGGCGGCGGACTGGCGGATCGGCACGGTGCGGCTGGGCGTGAAGCTCGGCGGTAAGCGGTAATGCGGGTTTAGCGGATGCCGGTCAAGCTGCCACAACCGAAGCCCAAGTACGACCACGAAGACGAGGCGCAGATGCGCCGCGCAGTCGAGTCGTACGCGCAGACGACCGACGCCGCCATTACTAAGCTGGCCGCGACGCCCTCTAGCGGCGCTCCCACGGGCGCAGCGGGCGGGAGCCTGGCTGGGACCTACCCCAACCCGTCTATCGCGGCCAGCGGGGTCACAGCGGCCACCTACGGCGATGGCACGCATGTCGCGCAAGTGGCGATCGGTACAGACGGGCGGGTCACGGCAGCCAGTGCCGTGGCGATCACGACGGGCGGCGCGGTCAGCAGTGTCTTCACCCGGAC